TAGGCTTCCTTTACGAGCAACTGCTTTACCTGCACGTAGTTTTGCAACTGCGAGACGGATATCGGCTGCTTTCAAGGTGTGTGCGCCAGTAACGTTTGTTGTTGCTGTTGCGCGAGTACCTGAAGCGTTGCTTGCGTAGATTACGTTTGTTCCAGCGCGAAGTTCTGTTTGAACGATTTCGTCAATGGAATCTGCCATATTGAACGCAACAATGTTTGCAATTGCTGGGTCAACTTCAGCAAGTGACATCAATTGCAGTTTGCGAGTGGTTAGAACTGCGTTACCGTATTCGTTAAGAACTACGGTTACTGCAGTTGGAGCACCAATTGCTACTGAATCTGGGTCAACTTGTTCTGACAAAGCAGTTGTTGCTTTGCTTAGGTCGCTGTAGATTTGGAATACTACAGATGAACCTGGCATTGATTGGCGTGCTGGTCGTTTGTCTGCGACTGAACGTAGTAATGGTTGAGAGCGTAAAGCAAACTCAACTAGACGGTCATATGCTTTTTGTACGAGACCTGCACCATTAGATGGTGTAAAGGTACCTACGTTATCGGCACTTGAATATTGACCGCCACCAAGACCACCGTTAGTTGCAGCAGAACCACCAGAGAGCGCGGTATATGCATTAGCCATTTCGGTTTATTTCCTTTGGTTGTAGTTAGAGCCTAAACCTCGCCGCCTTGTTGGAAAATCATATTTGTGATTTCTTCAGCAGATTCTGCATTTTGTAATCTCAAATAAATATCATCCAAGCCAGCAGGAGACTGGGCATTAGCAGTAACAGCATCAATTTGTCTGAGTGTAGCCAAATCTGGCTTCACATCATTGGGCGTTTGTACTGTTAAGCCAAAGACATCAGCATTTTCAGCAATCCAATTGTCAATGACATCTGGATTAGCCTCAATATCTTGAGGTATGAATTTTGCTATCTTTGGACTAACGCCCTTGCTTTCAAGAACGGATTTGATAACGTTCTGGCGTTGTTCGGATTTAATACTAGACAATTGCGTTTCCATTTCGGAAAGAATTTTTGTCTTAGTTTTTAGTTCCTTGCGAAGTTGCTTTAGCAAATCGCTGTCAGAACCTTGACGTTGCTTAGAATCTTCCAACTCTAAGTCCTCGTCTTCATCATCCCATTCTTGATATGTGTTGCTCATCGCAACGCTCCCATTCTATTGTTGTTAGTCGCAAGCCTCACATTAAATCTGGGGGGAAATATTGTGGCTCTTGCTACCAGTCTTATACTCCCGTAGGGGCTGGTCGGTCCTACTGAGGGTCTATTGTTAGAACGCGCCCGCAGTGCCTTTGCTTAGAGAAACAGTTGAAGTACCTGCTTGTCCAGCAAATGTGGCTTGTTCTTTCTCTTGTAATTTCTTACGTCTTTGTGATTGTAAACCAAAGAATGCTTCTTGTTGAAGTTCTTCAGCAAGACCAGGTGTTTGTTCACCGTAGATTTGTGAAAGTTTTTCAGTAGTTGGCATTGTTTGAGCAAGTTCACCAAAAGCCTTTTTAGATGTACCATACACATCATAAGTTTTTGCTGTCTCTAATTGTTTTTGTAAACTTGAAATGTTTTCTTCACCAATAGCAACACCTGAAGTTAATGCAGCAGTTTTAATTTGCGCCTTCTCAATATTGCGTACCAAGTCTTGGGCTGAAGTTCCACCCATTAACAATGCTGATGCTAATTGTGTACGTTGAATGTTAGGGTCACTAATACCATAACCTGTTAAATAACTACCAATTTGTTCACGAAGTTGTGGGTCAGCGTTATCAATTCTAGTAAACACATTTTGAATACGGTCTCGTGTTTCGGCAGGGGAAACAGCACCACCAATAAGTTTTGCAAACGTATCAGCACTTGCTAATGTTTCTAAACCTGACTGTGCAAGAAGGTCACGATAAGTTTGCTCTGCTTCTAAATATTGTGCCTCAGAGTAAGCATATAAGCCTTTTGCTCTACGACCTTCATTACCAAGAAATCTTGTTTTATATTCTGGTGTTTGACGAAGTTGAATAACTGCTTCATCATCAGATAAACCTTGTTCCATAAAAGTTCTAACAACAGGAACAAGTGAACCTAAACCATAACTATTAAAAGTATCTTCAAGTACTTTAAAAGCACTTTTACGGTTTGCTTCATCTCTTCTTAAAAGTTCAGTAGTTGCAGGGTCAGTACCTTGCCCAACACCACGACCACCAGCAATAATTTCTACAGTGCCATCACTGTATCTTCTAGTGATTGTTCCATCGCCGTTATCAGTATCTGTAAAAGTTAAAGGTTTAATACTTGTATCAGGTTTAATACCCGTGTCAGGTTTAATTTTAGTGTCAGGTTTAGTACCTGTGCTAGGTGGTCTACCTGAAGGAAGAATACCTGGTTGAGGTTTAATTGCAGAAGGTCTGGCTGTACCACCAGAAGATGGTTTAGAAGGTTGCAAATATCCAGAACCAGGACCAATAGGACTTTTTGATGTAGAAGATTTTGATGGTGAAATTACAGGACCTGGAACCTTTTTAGGAGTAGCCATTTATACCATCCCAAATTTAGAAAGAATATTGTTAGCAAAATTAGCAGCAGTCTGTGCAGCGTTTTTAGTGTATTGCCATAATGGACTTTGACGCATTCTATTTTCAAAATCTCCTAAAGTTTCTAAGGTTTGACCACTAATTGCACGAGCAATGTCTTTATCAAAAACATTTAAAGATTCAATAGGAACTTCAAGAATCTGTGCTTTTTTAGCCATATATTGTGAAGCAATTTCTTTAGGTGACACATTTTGGTCAATAAATGGTGCAAGAACAGGATAAGTTGCTTTAGAGATATTTTTTAATTTCTCGGTAATAAAATCAAGTTTGCCATCTTTAAGATATTGCACAGCATAGCCACGAACATCTGCATCAGGGATAACAACACCATAATCACTAGCAAACTTACGAATAGCAGATAAACCAGCATTAAGTGTTGGACCAGCATTTTTAATACCTTGTTTTTCTAAAACTTTACTTACAAAATTTAATGCTAATGATTCTCTGTCTTCTTTAGTAGCAACACCACCAACAGTAGTTGTTGTTGCATTACCCTCAGCATCACGGGTAGTAATAGTTCTTGCAGAAAGATTCTTTTCTAAATTACCTAATGCTTTTGTAAAAGAAGCAATCTCTTTAGCACCAGGAAGTATTCCTAAATAATCTTTAAACGCTGCAGTAATAATTTGTGCAGCCTCAGCAGGTGTACTTGTTTGACGACTAGTAGTAGCACGAGTACCAATACCTTGAGTTTGTGCCGTAGTTAATCTAGTAGTGGCATAAGAACTAAAATCTTTTTCAGGAGCCAAATAAAAATCTGTTAATAGATTAGTATAACCTTTTTCAACAGATGACCTAGAAGGATTTTTACCTGAAACTAAACCTAATCTTTTAAGAAGTTCAACAGTATCCTGATATTGTGATTGGTCAGCAGCACCACGAGTTTGTCTAAACTTGGCTAACTGGCTAGCCTTATCGGTTGCAACACCATTAATAATTTTTCTATTACCATAACCAGATTGACCAACAGCAGCAGCAGCGCCCTGATTATAATCTGGAAGTATGGCAGCAAAACCCCCACCACCACCAGGTGGTGTTGGAATTGTATTAGTTGTTGTAACGCTCATTATCTAATTGGCTCCAATGGGTCTGCTTCAAGGAATCTGTCATACCAAGAAGAAAATTGTGTATTATTTCTTTTCAAAGTACCTACGTAATAATCCCAAAGTTCTCTTAAATCAGCATTTTCACCAGCAGTGATAGTGCCACTCATACCTTGTTCTTTACGTTTTGCTAACTCTAACATTAAAGTATCTCTTGAATCCATATAATCTTGCATAGTTGCCCACGCAGGTTGAATGGTTTCAGGAAGACTACTCATAAACTTTTCATTTTCTAATATTTTATCAATACCAACAAGTGTTTCTTTCCACTTACCAATAGTGAAAGATAATCTATCATTTGCCCACTCAGGGTATTTATCACTAATTGCTTTAATTGCTTCATTCTTAAAATCAGCAAGTGCCTTACCTTCAGCAGAATTTAAAGAAGTAATACCAGTTGTTTCCATCTGAGCATTAATAGCATCAGATAATTTACCGTACTCAATCCAACCAGCACGAACATCTTGTCTTTTAACTTCAGACAATGGGTCTAATTGACCTCTAAAAGATTCTTTACTACCAGGAACTGGTGAATTTTTTAACTGCCAAACATACACTGCCTGGTCAAATTCACTTTCTACTTGACCATTGTTAGTAATAAGTTGAATCAAATATGGGTTACTTTGATAAACATCTGCAACTAGATTACGATTCTTTTTAGCATTATTAACTGCTTGAGTTGTAAAATCCATACCAGTTGTTGCACTGCTACCAGAATAGGCAAGAGTGAAGTAATCTGGGTAATCTTCGTAAAATCTTTGAGCAGGTGTTTTGCCGTTTAATTCACCTTCAGTTTTATACTTGTTCCACATTCTAATATATGGTTCATATTCTGAAGTAAATCTAGGTTGGAAAGGAAGAGTCATAGAACCAATAAAACGCAAAGTCATCATTGCATCATTTTTGCGTCTTACTTCATCAAATGTTGGCTCGTCTGGTCTTTTACCTTCTTGCCATCTTTGACGTTCAGTTGCATAAATACTTTGAAGTTGATTTAAGTAATCTTTATCTTTAGTTCCAGCCATTAAAGATTTCATTCTTCTTAACTGAGAAGACATAATAATATCGTATGTTGTTTCAGTTGGACCAAGTGGAAGAATAGCATCTAACACACCACGCGCTGGTACATAGAAACCAAATTGTTCAGTTAATTGTTGGTTAATATCTGGACTGTTCTTAACAATAACTGATGCTGGTACTTGAGCAAGTGGACCAAATCCTGGACTCCACCAAGGTTCACCTTGGAACATTAAGTTTAAAGAGTTTTTAGGAAACTGCATAGTAGTGTTATTACTTACATACTTCTTTAACCAATCAGGCATAACTTCACCTAGTTGCAAAGAAATCCAAGTATCACCACTACGTGGGTCTTTTTCAGTAAAACCTGCACGGTCTGGTGCACTCCAAATTAGATTAGCACGACCAATAACGTTTGGATTTTCGTAAGTTAATCTACCCCAAGTGCGCATAGTATTTGCGTATGCTGCAAAGAATGGAGAAAGGTAGGACATAAATGCTGTTGGTCCACTATATCTGTTAATAGTGTAAGCAGTTGCTTCCATTTCTTTTCTAGCCATACGGTGAGCAGTCTGTTCTAAATTACGAAACTCACCATTTGATAAACCTTTTTTAACTGCTTCTTTACCATATTCTGCAACTTTACGGTCAACAAGTTCATTCATTGACCTACGATAAACAGCAGCATACAAAGGATGGCGAACCATAACATCTTCAGGTAAAGCACCAAGGCGTTTAAATAAACTTGCTGTTATTTCTTGATACTTTTGCCAAACAGTTTTAGCATCATCTAAACCAAACATTTCACCGTGAATAGGTGATAAATCGCCTCTACCCTGTAATCTGTTTCTAATCTCATTTAAAGAAACATCACGTTTAGCAATGTCTCTACGTAAAGATTCATCAGGGAAAGCGTTTTTAACGTTAACTTCTTGTCTGGCTACCCAGTCTCTTACAGTAGTAACATCTTGACCACTGTTTAATAAGTCAGTACGAAGTTTATTATTGCCTTTTACGGCAGCAACTATTTCATCAACAGTTTTACCTTCAAGAATTAAACGCGTTACTTCATCGTTTCTATACTGGCGTGAAACAACATAGGCAGCATTCCAATATTCTGGTGATGCTTTTTTCTTACCAGGTGTTGATATTAATTTACCTTGAGCATCATAAGTAGGTGGGTCAATTTTACCAAAACCTTTACTTATTAAAGTACCATCAAGTTGAATTTTTGATATAGCGTTTTGTGATTGTAATTCTATTGCAGTACGTGCAGTTGCTGACCCAGAATTATGAGCGTATAAACCAAGGTCTCCAGCAAAAGCATCATTTAGCATTAAACCATCGTGGTTGTACATATTGCTAAACTTATTAACGCGTGGGTTTCTTGCATACTTTGCGTCAAAATCCATTGCTTGTTGAACTTTGGTATCAACTATAGCAGACTTGTTTTTTAAGTCTAGTTCTAGTTTTTTAATATCATTCTTAATAGCAGTTTTTTGAGACTTTAAAGTAGCCTTAGCAAGATTTTCTTTTGCAGCATTTAATGTGGTAAGAATAGAATTAACTTCTGCGCGTGCAATAATTAAATCTTTTGAAAATACATCTTTTAGTTCGTTAAAACTAGCATAGTTTTTAGGTAAACCTAATTCTCTTTGCGCTTGACGTATTAACGCTTTTTCGGTTATGTGCCTATATCTAACATCTTTAACTGTTTCTTTAAGGCTTGTTCCCATAAATTTTAAGTATTCGTTTGCAGAACCAAGGTACGCCATAGCACGTAGAGAACCTTCAGTTACGTTACGAATAGTGTAACCTAGGCGTAGAAGAACAGATGGTTTCCAAATGTAGTTAAACATATCGTAACCTGTTGAAACTCTTGCACGTAATCCTAATTCTGTTCCACCGTTTTTAAAATGCTGTTTAGCAATTCTTTCAAATGCTTTAGCATCAACTAGTGGAATACCTTTAGCAAGTTGTGAAGATAGTTGTCTAGTTGGAATAATATGTTGGTCTTCTACAACGAAACCTGTTTTACCACCTTGTTTAATGATTTCTATAAGTTCGCGACGTTTTTTTGCAAGAGTGTAATAAACAACATCACTATGTGTTGCAAGATTATCTGCAGAAACACCTGGAAGGTCACGTAAAAATTGTGCTTTTTCTGCTTCTGTTAGTTTAACATTTAAACCGTATTTTGCACCAATGTCTCTAAGACCTTCTTTTTCGATAGCATCAACGGCTTCTTGACGTGTTAAATCGTCAGCAGCATCCCCATATTTTTTTAATAATTTACGTTTTTTATTTGCTCCTTCTACGCTTTTCCAAGCAGGAACACTATTCATCCAAGCAAGCATTTCACCAGAAGAACCTGTTGAGTCAACACCTTTAGTTCTAACCCAACCTGAAGGTACTTCACTTCTAGAAAAAGCAACAGTTTTAATAGCAAGACCATAAGGTCCTTTTGCTGGGTATTCTTGAACAAGAATATTGCTACGTTTCTCAGCACGTATTGCGCGACGTTTTTCTATTGAAGAAAACTTTGATGCACCAGTACCAAGTATTTCATTGTAAGTTAAGTTAATAGCATTACGAATTTTTGGGTCTTCTAATGCAAGTGATTGAATTTCTTTTTCAAGTTTAAGTTTAATATCTTTATTTTTAGCAAGCCAAGCATTAACATCGCCACCTGCTTCAGCAACTGCTTTCATTTCAATATTTAATAAATCTAATTCGCCTGTTGCTCTATCAAGTTGTGCACCATATTTAGCAAAATTAGGGCTATTCCATATTTTAAGTTTTGCTGCCTTGTCACCTGTGGCTGCTTTCATAACTGTTCTAGCAACCTCAACGGCTGCTTCTTCAGCAGAACCGTATTTAGCAATAAGTTCAGGGGTGTTAAATTGTGATACATTAATATCACTTAATACAGAAGCAAGAAGTTCTGGGTTAGATGACCTTGAAGGAATACGGTGTGCTATTACTTTAGAAAAATCTGAACTATCTTGTACAGCAAATCTTAAAAATGTGTCCCAACCTTCACTTTTATAATCTGTTTTTAAACCAAGTTTAGGGTCTAATACACCTTCAAATTCTTTACCAAGTATTTTACCACCACCGCGTGCAACTTTTACTGCTTTGCCAAGTTTAGCAAGTGGGTCAGTGTACCAAGTTACAGCAATATCTGTTAAACCAGTTAAAAGTCTACCAGAAAATTCATTATAGAAAGCCTGTTTACGTTGTTCAGCATCATAAATGTCAAAAGAACCTTTAAACATTGTTGGACCAGATTCTTTACCAACTAATGATGTTCCTTTTGCTGCAAGTTTCATTGGTGAGAAAAGAAGGTCGCCAACAAGTGAACCAGATGCTAAAGCCTGTCCTGGGCTTATATCTTTAGCGTATTCTCTGTAAGTTTCACCAACATCAGATAGTTGAAAACCATCTTTATAAACAGGATTATCTTTATCTGTTAATAATAAACCTGTACTGATGGTTCTACCGATTGGTTTAGAAACTTTTTCATAGTAGGTGGTGAAAAGATTACCTACTCCACGCGCAGTGTTGACTGCCCAATCTGAAATTAAACTCATTGATTATATTCCGTTGTTATAATTCTTATTATTTCATCGTGGTCTTCATCTGATAATGAAGGAATGTGCACTAGTCCCCAACCAAGTCCTGCGTTTTCGTTGCCAAGTGCTTTTAAATATTTGCCAAAATTAGTTGCCCAACGTGGAGTTTCCATTTATAACTCCTGTGAAGGCGATACTTGCTCTTGTTCTGGGGCACTTACTTGTTCTGGGGCAGTTACAATTTCACCAGGTTGTGCTTTAAGGTATTTAACAAATGTTCTTAATGATTCAGGTGCATCTTCAGAGTTTGCAGCACGTTCAATCATTGGAAGATAACTAGATAGTTTTGCTAAATCTTGTTTTTGTGGCGAATCAGGTTGACCTGTTCCAATATTTAAACCAATATCAACTGGTCCAGCACCGTCACCAAAAGGCATACCAGTTTCTGGCACTTCATTTGGTCTTTCAGTTTCACTGGTTATAGGAACAACTGCACCCATACCACCAGTTTCCATTGCGTTAAAATTAATTTTAGGAATATTGGTTGGTTGTCCTTGCAGTTTAGCCCCTTGTTGTTGTTCTAATAATGCTTTACCTTCACCATATTTAGTTGAACCCATTTCACGCATAGGTTGTGTGGTTCTTTTAGAAATGTTTTTGTCAACACGTTTAGCGAATTTACCTGTACCTGAAACTTTTTCGGTAGCCATTATTGACCTGCTAGTTGTGAGAGTAATGTTCCAATGTCAGGTGTTCCTTGTGGTGCTGGAGAAGGACCCCCTGGAGGCGCTTCAACTGGGGCAGCAGGGACAGGTTGCCCGACAGGAGCAGTCATCTCAGCAGGGGGAACTTGTGGTGCTGCAGTAGGAGCAGGTTCTGGTGCGAAAACTTTTTTAACAGCGTCTTCGATTTGAGTACCTTTTTGTCTCTCTTTGATTACTTCAGCAATGTTCATTACTAATGAACTTGGGTCTTGTCCCTGCGTTGCAAGTTGAGGAATGGCTTGCGCTAAAGCAGCCATAGATGCGTTTAAGTTGTCACGCATTTTTTGTATATCAATTGATTGTTGTTCCCCACCAACATTCATTGACCAAGGTAATTCACGCATAACAAAGTCGCGTGATACTAAATCAGCACCTAGTGCTTGTAGTGAGAAAATTAATGCACGGCTTGGGTCAAGTCCTGACATTAAACCGTAGCGTACTTGAACAGAATAGTCTTTACGAATGTCTTTACGTGGAGAATAAGTTAGTTCAAATCTTGCACCATTAGATGTTGCAATAACACTTTTTTCTTCAGGGAAAAGTTTCTCATCCATTTTAAGACATAGTTTAATTACGTCTTCAAATACGTCTGTTAAAATTTGTTGACCAGTTTTAACTTGGGTGTCAAATGCGCCAAGAAGTGCTTGTACACCTTGTCCTGTAACAACTGATGCGTTAATAACACCTGAACGTCCTTCAGGGTATCTTGCACCAATACGCATTTCACGTTGTAAGATTTCTGCTTCTTGAAACGCAGCAGGTGGAACCTCTAAGCCTACACGGCGAATGTTCTGCGGTTGAGCAGTTCTCAATATTGCATCTGGACCAAAAGCAAATTCTTGAACATCGTTTGGTACTGCAAGTGGTGCGTTAATAGATTTCTCTGCAGCATCCATTGCAAGTTGTGCAAAACGAGCACGAGCGATTTGTACCCACAACACGTCATCAAATTGACCGCGTGGTTCTTCATCAATGCCAGGTCTTTTGGCAACACGTACCATTACTTCACCCATTGGGTTTTCAGTACTGGTAAGAACAAGATTACCTCTGTGAGGTAAATATAAAAGGATAATGTCTTTGTCTTCATAACGAATCATTTCTAACTCGGAATAAAGGTCAACTTCATCCATTCTGTATCCGTTAAGAATTTCTCTTTCAAATTCTGGGAACTCTGTTATTAGTTCAGCAATTGTTTTAACATAACGTTTAGTGTAAGAAACAACACGACCATAACGGTCATATTCTGGGTATGCACCAAGTGGGTTTTCTACACGTATGCGTGGAAGATTGTTTTCCCAATCTGCTTCAATAACAACAGGTAGGAAACCATAAGAACCATACCAGTCTGCGCCTTGATACATTTGTGTTTGCAGACGTGATGACTGGACATAGTTATTTATGATTAAACTTCTGATATCAGCAGATTTTTTTGCACGGTCAGAAGAGTTATCTGTTGTTGTGCAATTAAAAGAAGGTAAAGGTGCTAGAACTTCTGAAACGTCTCTTGCTGCTACGTCAACAAAGTTAGCAACCATAGCCTTGGTTGCACCCTCTGGGAACATTTCAGGAAACACGTTAACAAGGTTGCCCCTACGTACTTCAAGAATGTCAGCCATTCTGGCATCACGGGCTTGGTATCGGCGTTTTAACGCTTCAACTTTGACCGCTATCTGTGTTATATTAAGAGTCACTAAGTTCCTTATGCGTAGAATACTTCTGCTTGTTGTTCAGCGTATGCTTCATCTAAATCAACAACTTGCCTAGTATTTAATTGTTTCATTGAATGCCAACGACTTGTTGTATATCGTTGACTGTAATTTTTTCTTTCCAACCATTCACGAATAACTAGTTCCGTGAACCATAAAGCCATAACCATATCTGAAGCCTGTTTCTTTTTCATATCAGGTTTCCAAATAATTAACTGGTTAATCAGAGCCTTCATTCCCTCACTTCGTTCAGTAGAAGGAAGATGAATCAGGTTTGAGTTTTTTTCGAACTTGTTTTCTCGTACAATCCCAAATAGTGGAGCCATAGATGCAACACCGAAGTCAACGTCCCACTTGTTGTTTCCAGTGAAATGCTCACGAAATTGGATTCCCCTTGAAGATAAAAAGTCTCGTATTGCCTCGTCTTTCGTGAGGAATAATTGGAAGGCATTTTTCTCCGCTACTACAACGTTAGGTTGATATTTTAAAACCCATTCCTCAATCAGTTCCCTAATTTTGGCTGGGGTTGGTTCAGTCATATTAATTGCGTCAAGAATGTAGCGTTCATTAGTTTCAACATTTGCTGCCACAATAACTGCTGCAGTTGCACCAGCCATTGCAGGGTCAATACCCATAACAATGCGAAAGTTTCCACCATCAGGATGACCTGGTGCTTTAAAATTTAACGGACCAATTTTTCTCATACCGTTAACGCAACCAGTTATTGCAAGTGGTGGGAAAATGGAATCATCTTCAACATCTTGTTGCTGATAAACCATTGCCCAAGTTGAGGGGGTGACTTCTGCACGTCTATTAAAGAGCGTAGGACCATCCCACTTAGGATATAATCCATCTGAATCAGGTGTGGTGTCATCGTCGCCGTCCCAAGGTCTATCGGAACGCGCCCATAAAGTCACCCAGTCTTTGGGGTCATCGTGTGTTTCTAACACGGCTGGCATAGCCAAATAAGTAAAAGGTGATTTACCACCAGACCAATGCTCAGGGTTACGTAACTCCCTGTACAAGTCATTAGAAGCAATACGGGTACCAACAATAAGAAGTTTACCGTTCTTACCAAGACGAGTAATAACTTCCTGCTGCAACCACTTAATTTGCTTTTCCCACTCGTGGGCGTTAGCACCAGTGATACAGTCATCCAAAATAATCAAATCGGCGCGGGCACCATAAATCTGACCACCCATACCTAATGCTTGTAAGGTTGGGTCCTTCTCAGAAGAATCCCTAGTCTCAGCACCCAAATACACGGTGTCAGTTTTCCAAGTATCAGCATCATCTTTCCAACCACCATCAGGACCATAAGTTTTTTGCAACTTAGACCACCTAGGGTGGGACAACCTTTGCTTAATAGCATAAACGAACTCGCGTGCCTTATACAAAGTCTTAGACACAATGATGATACGAACATTCGGGTCAAGAGCAATACGATACGTCGAATAGTTAACCGTGATAGTGGTAGACTTCGCGTGCTCAGGAGGAATATTAATCAACACACGGTTACGGGCAGCAGGTTCATAAACCATACTATCGTGCAACCACTCAGGCTCACCCTTCTCAAGAAGGGAAATAAAATTCTGTTGATGTGGAAAAACAGCCATATCAAGATAATCCTGAGAAAACTCTTCAAACGAAATCTTAAACTTATCAGCAGTATCAGAACCTGCCCTAACAGAATCCCTCTTAACCTTAGCATCATCAAGGTCAGACCTAAACTGGTCATCAGACTTAACCCAATACTTCACAGTATCAGGCTTAACCCCAGCAACCTCAGAGGCGGCGTTAACAGTCATACCATTAGCAATAGCCGTTAAAAAATTTTTTTTCTTCTTGGCTGATTCACCCTTAAGATGATGAGATAAACCTGACTTGGCAGCCATTTCGCGCCCCTTTTAAAAATCATAAAATGTGATTGCGACTAGGTTGGGTGGTATTGGAACCCAACCAGTGTAGTATAGTAGTAGTTGTAATACTACCTATAATATTATATTATAGTTGGAGTTGGCTGGTTGGCTTTAATACCAGCCAACCTACAAAAGAACCCCTACACTATAACTAAGGCGTTACCAAACCAACAGGTAACAGAAAAAACCAAACTATTTTTAAAGAAGCACGTTTTCGCAGGTCAAAGACCTACAACACCACATCACCAAACAACCCCCAAAAATATAAAACGGGAGTGAACACATATATGGGCGTTGCAAAATTAACAATGGGGGGTCTTTTTTTTGCGTAGTTGTAGCAAAATTGAACTTGTTTTGGTGCTTGTTGTGCCTGAATAGGTGTGACTAGTGACTATCTGCTGGGACTTGGTTAGGTGTCCCCCGTTTCATATTGTGGAACT